CGGCGCTAGCAATTGCTTGCCTTTCAAATCTATGCATCGAAGACCATGATTTGCCAGAAAGACTGATACTCTCGCGGAGGGTTTTAACCCTCTCGGCCTCGGACATATTTAGCATGTCAATAGAATTCAGGTATGGCCCGCCCAATAGCGCGTTCAATCTGCCAACTGCAGTGCCGGCGCCTTCAAACGTGTCAAACTGCTTCGCGAGGCCCAACAGTGTTTGTACGGAAAGGCCGGTGTTCTTTGCCTGCTTCTCTAGATCACTAAAGACACCGATCATTTGTGGGCCGTATTTTGCCAACTCAGCTGATGCTGCGTTGAAGTCTTTGAATATTATGTCAGGCGGGATTGAAAGTGACTTAGCCAATCCAAATAATTCCTCGGAGGTCTTTTTAAGCTGGGGGACATTCATTTTCATCCCCTTTGTTAGTAAGTTGAAAGCCTCTGCTGTGCTAGCTGCACTGACTCCCGCCTGATCCATCAAAGAAGTGAGGCCGGTTAGTTCCTGCCTCTCAGTGTCGGTCATCATTGTGAACTGCGCCATCTGTGTTACAAGAGCGGTGGCGGCTTGTGTGTTCTGCTCTAAACTTACTGCGAACTTTCTATTTGCCAGATAGGCCTGATTGATCGTTGATACATAGTCGCGGCCTAGGCCAGTAGTTTTCATAAACTGGGCACCCAGTTTATCTTGCGCGAACATGAGAGCGAGTGTCGACTCCTGCACTTTCATCATGGTTGAGCCAGCAATATCTGCCGGATTCAGAGCTGCGCGGAGGCCCTTCCCGAATTGCTTTATACCTCCCTCGGCTTTGGTGATCGACCCTAGTACCGTGTCTTCCCATGCATTGCTTACGCCTAAGGTGGTCTTAACTAGTCTGTCTGTGGCTACGTTCAGACTCTTTGAGGCTTTTTCTTGGTCTGATATCGCTTTTACTGCGGATCTTAAATCCTCTAATCTTTTACGATCTTCATCGTTGATCTCGCCTTTTAGGGTCAACTCCCTTTCTAAATCCAGAAGCAGGGTGTTGGCCAGCTGGGACTCCTTGTTGCGAAGAGCCAAGTTGTTCTCGATTAAACCAACTGTAGAGGCGGCTATGTCTTTTGACTGTTTTAGAAACTCTACTTGGCGGGCTAGTTCGTCGGCGGTGGAGGAGGTCGCCTCCTTGAACACCTTTGCTAGCTTTTCTATCTCAGTTAAGCTCTCTTTTACACCCTCGGTAGACTTCGCTTGAGCCTCCCATGGTGATACTTCCTCTGTTTCGTCTGCCATGAGTTATCGCCTAGGTGAAGGGCCACTTCAGACTAGTTTCACGCTCAAAATTGGCTACTGCTTTCTCTAGGCTATGTCGAGAGTTAAACGTCCTGGGGTCGTTTAGGCCATACTTCTTGAAGGCCTCCATGTATCTTTTCTCTTTACCCAGAGCGTCGCCAAAAGAAGCCACCTGCGCAGGGGTGCCCTTAACAGTTAGTGGTATGCTAGTGTTCGTGAACATTCTGGATAGAATCGTCTCTACCGCTCCGCCGAACATCGTAAGCCAGCTTTCATTAAGTTGATCTGTATTCGCGGTGTTAAGATTGATGACTAGTGGTGCTATCTTGTCCATAATATATACTTACCCTGGTTGTCTATATTAAATAGTAGGGGAACGAAATAACAGCAGTAGAAACAGCTAGGCCCCATATTTGTTAGCTATAGAAGGCGGAGGTCCCATGCCCGGGCCCAATTGCTGGCTCTTGGACTTACCACCTTGTGCAGATTCCATTTGTTCTGCTTCGTCTGTCTTTTGTTTTATTAACCTTTCGACAAACCACACGCGGAGGCCGATTGGGAGACTGTATGCCTCTGTAAAACTCCAACCACCATGATATTTAAGAACAAAGAATTGCTCATAAACATCTTTCATGTAGTTATCGTTGAGGCCAAAAAAAGTCGGTTGTAATGGGAAACGTGATGTTGTCTTCGTAGCCACATTCGCTACAGACGTACTCACTTTCCATTGTAATATTTGGTGTAATCTCGTTATAAACTTCTCGTAGGTGCCTTGTGTCCATTAAAGTCATGGTGTCTACGAATGCCTGAACTACAGATGGCTCTTTATGTCCATTGACAGAGACAACCATCTGCTTAAATTGATCAGTAATCATATGATCCTGCTGCTTCTTCTTTCTGCGGCGCTCTGATAGTTGAATGAGATCGTGCTCGTCACGGCCAGTGAGCAGGCGAAGCTCTAAGGTTACCCCTGACTTGGGAAGAGTACAATTGAATGTTCCTCTTTCAGTCACAGTAACATCGCCAAGAGTTGTTGTTTCTTCATCTAGACCGTTGGTCGTTGTGCAGTCTTCTAGGTCGTATGTTTTCTTCTCTGTTGATGAGCAAGAGGGGCAAGCAATTGTTGTCTCATAATCTGCGCCGTAGCCAGATGCTCTTGCTGCAATTAAAATTGCATTCTTGTCGCCGGAAAGGAGGTCTTCGACACGAATCTTCTTATTAACTAAGATGTTCTGAATCATTCTGTCTAGTGCTATGCCCTTTTGAAGTAAGCTCTTAGAAGTAAGAACATCTTCTTCCTTGGCTGTCATAAACTTAATCTCGACATCAGATTGATTATGTAGTGGGTGGCTCGTAGGGTAGAACTGGCCCTGGCTCGGGAGATTTACAAACTCTGTGGGTACCACAAAGTTGAGAGAGCTGGTGTTTGAATCTTCTTCAGTTAGTTCTAAAGGGGGATCGGCGTCAGGATTCGGGGCGCCGAAGCGATCTTCATTGTTTCTTACGGACATAGTAACCTCTTTCTTTAATCATTATATTGTATATGGAGTTTTTGTTTAAGTTTTTTTCAAACTTTGTTATTTTGTTTCTGAGTAGTTACCGGTTATTGAGGGCGCGACTGCGGTGAACGCGGGATGCGGCCTGACCTCCTATATCTGGACTGTAATCGGCAGTGCTATATTTTATTGTCATTGTGACTGTCTGCAGATCTTCTGTGGTATAATCCAGTGTAGAATACTTTATGTTCTCAAGTACACAGTCGTCTAGTTTCCACTTACCGAGTTTGTTCCCTGAGCCATCTAGTTCTTGGATTGTCATGGCGGGGAACTTCTTTGCGCGGAGTTCTCCACTCTTTAAGTTAGAGATGACTTTATCGAAGTCCTGCTCTGCATCAACAATGAATGTTACTGTTATTGGTTCCCACTTGAAATGTCCGGTGGCCCAATAAGACACCTTACCGTCGCGGCCAGTGGCTTCGTCAACATGCGTTGTGAAACTTGGCTTATCCACAGACTGTACAAGGAACCTCTTATCTTTGCCATCAAGGTCCAAGAGTAATAAGAATCGATGCGATCTCTTTGGTACAGCCAGCGTCGGGTTGCTCCAAAATGACATAAGACGCCTCTAATTAATCGTTGTAGACAGCCCAGTCGTAGCGGAAAGTCAGATCAAGAGTTAACATGTCTTCAGAACCGTAGTCTAGAGTAGAGAAGGAAACGTCCTTAATCCAAGCGTTCTTCATGGACCAGCGGCCAAGTTCTACGCCAGCACCATCAAGTTCTTTAATGATAACATTCGGAGTTGCACCGACTGCATCGATCTTGTTAATGGTGCGCGCGTTCATGACGCCATCGCCTTGAGCTACGTCGTCTGGGACGACCCAGCCGGAGCGCCGGAGGATGTCCATCAAGGATGCATCTAGATCGGGAGAAGCACTATTAACCAAGGAAACTTTCACTTCATTCCAAGTAACGGATCCTGGGTAGTAGTAGGTCTGTCCCAAGAACTTATGTTCTGTTTCACCAACCGAGAATGCCGGCTTATCAACCGTTCTCGCTAGAAACTCAACAGAGTTGCCAACTCCTAAATCGAATTGAACCAAAAAGCGATGTGAACGCTTCGGCTCGGCTGCTGCATTACTCCAAAATGTCATAGTCTAAAAACTCCCGTGTCTATCTTATATAGTAGCATGGCCTTAAAAAGTCATGCTCCTTTTGCTAATCATCAAAAGATGCACCAGAGCGAGTAATCACGAAGTCTAGTGCAATGAATTCGATGGCGCGCGTTGGCTTCAAGAGAATCTTAGCATATAGTACGTTTCGGTCTACTAAATCTGGCGTTGTGGTCGATGTATCAAGAACCACTCGGAACTCAGCGAGACCAAAGCGACTCTTAACGTCTCTTAGGAACGGCTCAACCTGACCAATGAATCTATTCCATGTAACATCTGTGTTAGCATCGAAAAGAACCTGAGTTGAGATTCTTGAAATCCTCTTCTTGAGGAAGATCATGAGACGACGTACGTTAATTCTGTCTAGTGCGGACGGTGTTGCCTGTAGGGTCTTCTGACCGAACACTACAATACCTTCTGCTGGGAAGCTAGCAATTGGGTTAACGTTTACTCCGTAAAGATTATCCCTGTCCTTGCTCGTAAGCTTCTCGACAACATTAACTACTGGTAGGCCAGCAGCGCCCTGTGATAGACCGCCGCGGTTGAAACCAGCTGGTGCAAACCAAAGCTCAGAATTTCTTTCAGAGTTTGCGTATACACCTAGTGCAACTACAGACGGCGGGACCCAGACTCGCGTTGAGTTTAGTGGATCCTGAACCTGTACCCATGGGTAGTAAGCTGCAGCATAGCTTGAGTTGAACGCTCTGTTCTTAACGTTCTGTACAGTCGTTCCAACATCGCCTGAGCGGGCCTGGAACGTGTCTGTGTTCTCGTATGAGGATGTGTATCCACCTTCTAGGTCGATAACGGCAAGAGTGTCAGCTCTTTCCTCTGCGATTCGAATTATGTGGTCGGTGAGACCGCTCTGTGTGATACCCGGTGCAGTTAACAGATTAATGTCTGCTAACTCAGGATCGGCCACTGTATCGACTGCGCGCTTAACAGAGTAGTACATAGCATCGTTCATCTCTGTAGATGTTGATGACCACTGGCTGTTTCTGAGCGGGTCTTTCTCTGTAATATCTAATCCGTCGTAGCCGCCGAAGAATGGTACAGTAAATCGGTCGAAGCCGCGGTCAAGTACTTCTGTATATGAAGAACTAGCTGCTGTCATCGATGTACCGGCTTTCCGGCCACCGCCTTCGTGTGCGGTAACAATATCTTCTCTATTAGATCCACTGTAGAAAGCGCTTCGTCGATCTGAGTTGTATACCAAGTTGTCCATGGAGAAGCCTGGGCCGCGCTCTAGGGCGTTAACGCCAGTTGGGTTCGTCCTGTTTCCGGAGAAACCTGCAGGTACCATTCTAACAACATCTCTGATACTTTCATCAAAAAGGGTGGAAGTCTGAGATCTTGCGTTGTGGTATCCGAAGTATGCATCGCGGCCGTCGCGTACACCACCGTCAGTGCCGGAGTGTCGCAAAGGAATTGATGGAAATAAGATACTCGCTGTGGCCGGTGACGAAGTGCCCCTTCCAGGGAAGACGGCAAACCGCGGCGAGTTGATCCCTTTGGCTGCTAACAAGTCAGAACTAGCAGAGTTATGAATTGCTGCATCGCGTGCAGCGTCGGCATTGCCGAGTACGAAAATTTCGTCTGTGGCGGCGCCGGCGCTTGCGCCTATGCCCTTCCCGAACGCTTTGGCTAGCACAGAAGAAGAAGAGATTCTAAAGTCAGAGTATTTAACAATACCCTTGAATCCGAATGGGAGGTACCTTGGGTCCGTCGCACCAGCGGCAACATCTCTATTAACGCTTACTCTAATGTACTTAGACTGGTTATCGAACTCGCCATACTCTCTGTTTCTTCTGTCCGTCTCATCCCAAGAGATGTAACGATCTCCGATGCGGGTAGCAACGTAGTTTGGAGCGTTGGGGTTCAACGTTAGGTTGTTGAACTGCTCAATGATCTGCGGGCGGGCATCACTATCTTCGATCTTTCTAATCTGAAGGCCGAACGTGCCATAGGGATCGTAATCAGGCGCCTGGGACTGTTGAACATCGACAACTGAAACCTTGAGGTTACTCTGTGTCCACTCTGCGTCATCGAGGGCAACACATGTGAATAATTCCTGCTGATTGTTAATCTTAAAGGAGCCCGAGTCTGTTGTAAGATCCTGACCAATAATTGGTGGGGTTTCTGGCAACTGGTATCCGATTCGGAAGTCACCGGCAGATGTTGCACCAGCTGAACCAGAGCCCAATCCGAGAATAACACCGTAGTTTGTACCGGAGGCTACGTTGTCATTAACGTGCCTTTCGAATGTCTCACCTAACCAATATGATTCAGCTGTTCCAGCTGTAATTGTGCTGTTGGTCAACTGCGGATTTGTGTTAAAGACTTTTCTAATGTATTTGCTTGAGCCTCGGTCGAAATTGAATGAAGTATCAACTGCTACGGAGCCTGCATCTTTAATAACAACTTTGAAAGTGTTAGAGGTATCCTGAGAATTAAAGAACACACCGTTTGAAGATGTAGAAATCATCGTGGATCCGTCGTGGGAGAGGGTACCACTTAGAGCGATCTTTGCGCCGCTCTTAAGGTACCACACTGCTGCGAGGGCACCACTAACGGTTGTGCCGGCGGAAGCAGAGCCAATAATGAACAGTCCGTATACGCCGCCAGAACCAGTGCCGGTAGTTCTTGGAACGTGCCAGCCGGCTTTAGCAGACTTAGCTGAAGTGGACGCATGCTGTGCACCCAATACTCTAACAACCGTCACTGGGGCACTGTTTCTCAGGTATGCCTGTGCGGCGTATGATGCATATGTTGGGGCAGAAAGATTTCCATCTCTCCAAACGTCGCCAGCCTTGTTGCCAGCAACCGGTTCACCGAATGTGTCAACGAACTCGGAAAACGAGCTGACGGTGGTTGGTCTTAATGCGGGGCCTCTTAACGTACGGCCAATAATTGCGGGGCCACCATCTGCGCGGGCGGCGGGAATTTGCGATTGGTCTATCTCCTCAATGAAGATGCCTGGGGACACAAACCTAAATCTATCTACAGACATTATCGAACACTCCTTATGTTTCTAATCTTAAGCCTTAAAGTAGCTTTTATTCTCTATTAAATAGTGATTCAAAGATTCAAAATCCATCTATTCTTTATAAAAGCCTCTTTTATCGATATGTTCTGGAATGTCTCCGTATATAACCCTCTCTCTGGGTATTTTAACGTCAACCGCGTTCTCTCTTACAACTATTTTTGGAGAGTCCTGATTGGGCCCATCTCCGATGAGATATCCTAGTACTTCTATCTTGACAACCGTTTCATAATTTCTCTGTTCCATGCTCACAGAGGAGATGTTGCTATTGTTGGCGAAGCTGCCATCGATAAATGCCTCAAATTTATGGCC